TTTGGGGCGTTGCGCACCGGTTCGACGGGTTAGCGCACTCACGCGAGGGGAGGGAGAATGGCGAAACGACCGGGGCCGCCCCCGAATCCAAACCGACGGAGGCGAAATCGGCCCGACATCGAGCCGACGAAGCTGCAGCCGACCGGTTCGACCGAGCCGTTCGAAATCCCCGAGCACTGGCGCGCCGAACTGCACCCATTCGCCGTCGATTTTGTCGAGGCCGTGGCGCGATCAGGGCAGTCCCAGACGTACCAGCCGTCGGACTGGTGGCGGGTGCTGTGGGCGGCTCGACAGATCACATACCTAATCGAGCAAGGTCGCCGCCAATCGGGGCCAATTTACGCCGCGCTGCAGAAAGACTTCGACGCCCTACTGATCAGCGAGCCGGACCGCCGTCGGGCCCAGATCTGGATCGACGGCGGCGAGGACGACGGCGAAGAGCACCGAGCGGAGCTGGCCGTGCTTGACGAGTACCGGAGGGCCGTGGGCGATGACGAGTAACGCCCGCCCCCCTGTCGAGCCGGTCCGGCACGGCCCGGACAAGCCTCCCCCGCGGAACCGCACGCTCGGGTGGGACGCACTGGCGTGGACGGTGCGGTATCTTAAACAGCCCGACGGGGATAATGCCGGGGCGCCGTGGCGGTTCACACCTGAGCAAGTCCGATTCCTGCTGTGGTTTTACGCGATCGACGATCAGGGCCGGTTCCGCTACCGGTCGGCCGTGTATCGCCGCCTTAAGGGATCGGGCAAAGACCCCCTCGGCGCGGCCATCGCCTGCATTGAGCTGTTGGGTCCGTGCCGTTTCGGGGGTTGGCGAGACGACGGGACTCCGATCGCGGTTCCGCACCCTCGCCCGTGGATCCAGATCGCCGCCGTCACCAAAGAGCAGACCCAAAACACCATGTCGCTTTTCGACGGGTTGCTCACAGCGGAGGCGATCGAGGATTACGGGGTCGACTTGGGCAAGGAGGTTATCTACACCGCGTCGGGTGGCCGGTTGGCCGCGGTGACGTCCAGCCCGAGAGCGCTTGAAGGCGCGCGGATTACGTTCGCACTGAAAAACGAGACCCACCACTGGATCCGCTCGAACCAGGGGCTGGAGATGGACGCGGTGATCCGCCGAAATCTGGCGAAATCCCGCGACGGATCCGCCCGGTCGTTGTCCATCACCAACGCCCACCGGCCCGGGGAGGATTCGGTAGGGGAACGCGAGTGGGAGTTGTACCAGAAAATCCGTGCGGGTAAGACGCGCGCGTCGGGTTTGTTGTACGACTCGATCGAAGCCCCGCCCGACATCGTCCTCTCCGACCCAGATTCGCTCCGCGCCGGGCTACTCGCCGCTCGCGGGGACAGTACGTGGATCAACGTCGACGTGCTGATGGAAGAAATTTGGTCCATGCCTGACCCGGCGGACGCTCGGCGGTTCTACCTAAACCAGGTTGTCGCCGCGGAGGACTCGTTGATCGCACCCTACGAGTGGGACGCGTGCCACGACGAAGACGCCGAATTGGCCCCGGGCGACGAAATCACTCTCGGGTTCGACGGCGGCAAAACTGACGATGCGACTGCGCTGGTCGCCGTGCGGGTGCGGGATCGGTTGGCCGTCCCGATTTTGGTCCGGGAGAGGCCCGAGGGGCCCGCGGGCGAGGGTTGGGAAGTCGACCGGGAAGAATTCGACACGGCAGTCCGGGCGGCGTTCGACCGGTACAAGGTGGTCGGGTTTTTCGCGGACACCGCGCTGTGGGAGACCTACGTCGACGCGTGGGCCGCCGACTTCGGCCGCCAACTCGCGGTTAAGGCGTCCCCTCGACACGCGGTCGCGTTCGACATGCGCGGGAATCTGAGACGCCGCGTCGAGGGCACGGAGCGGCTCCTTTCCGCGATTCGCGACCAGGATTTGCGGCACAACGGCGACCCGACTCTTCGGCGGCACGCTCTGAACGCCCGTCGCCGCCCGACCCCGCACGGTTTGTCCTTCGGGAAGGAACACCGGGAGAGCCCGCGCAAAGTCGACGCGTTCGCGGCGCTGCTGTTGGCGGACATGGCCCGCGCGGAATTGTTGGCCCGCGGGCGGGAGAAAGCCCGGTCCCGCCGCGTCGTTGTGCTGAGGTAATGCAGAGGTGACACGTGGCGGATCGCGAAACTGAGCTGATTGAGGCGCTGTGCCGAGAGCGAGACCGCGCCAACCGAAATTACAGGCTGAACGAAGCGTACTACGAGGGGCAGAACCGGCTCCGCTCCCGGGGTTTGGCTATTCCGCCGCAGATGGAGCAGCTGGCCCTGGTGGTCAACTGGGCCCGTGTGGTCGTGCACGAGCTCGACAACCGGCTCGATCTCCGCGGGTTCCGCGTCGCCAGTGACCCAGAGCTGGAGTCCCGGCTGTGGGGATGGTGGAAGTCCGCCGACATGGAAGACGAGACCTCCCCAGCCCACGTCGAAGCTCTGGTGCAGGGTCGGGCGTACATCGTGGTCGGCCCGCACCCCGATGACCCGTCGGTCCCGATCTGGACCATCGAGACGGGCAGGTGCATGCACGCGTCGATCGACCCGGTGACGCGGGATCCGGTGGCGGCGGTTCGCGTCTACGACTATGACGATCGCGGTGTGCCCCAGCGCGCGGCGCTGTACCTGCCGTATGAGACCCGGTACTACGGGCGGTCGGACCGGTCGGGTGGGACGTGGCTCCGGGACAGTGTGTACCGCCACGGGGTCCCGAGTCCGCTGGTGGCCCCGATGATTAACCGCGCTCGGGTGGCGGACCGGTACGGCCGGTCGGAAATGGACGACATCAAACCCCTGATGGACGCCGCGTGCCGTACCCTGATGAATCTCGCGGGCGCGCAGGAACTGATGGCGGTCCCGCAGAGGTGGGCTCTGGGTGTGTCGGCGGAGGATTTCCTCGACTCCGAAGGAAACCCGATCCCGGTGTGGGAGGCCTACCTCGGGCGCATTTGGGCGCTTGAGAACGAAAACGCCAAGGTCGGTCAGTTTACCGCGGCGGACCTGCGGAATTTCACCACGGTCGTGGAGCACTACATGCGACAGGCGACTGTGGTGTCCGGTCTGCCGGCACACTATTTCGGGTTCACCACAGAGAATCCGGCGAGCGCGGAGGCGATCGCGTCCAGCGAATCCCGCCTGGTCAAAAACGCTGAGCGGAAACAGGCTTTGTTTGGCGGTGCGTGGCGGCGCGCGGCGCGCTTGGCGGTGAAGCTGATGACGGGTCGGGATGCCCCAGACCTCGAAGTGCTGTGGCGCAACGCGGCGACACCGACGTTGGCCGCGCAGACGGACGCCGTGGTCAAGCTCAAGTCGGCGGGGTTGATTCCGACGCAGGCGGCGTGGGAGTTGATGGAATTCTCGCCCGATCAGCAGACCCGCTATGCGGAGATGCTGGATCTGGAGGCTTCGTCCCGGCTCGCCCGGCTGCTGTCTGCCCCGCCAGTGGAGCCGGGGGACGCGCCCCCCGTGAGTGACGATGAGGCTGAGTGAGTATCGGCGGGAGCAGGACGAGGTCACCCGCGACATCGTGGCGCTGGTGGTCGACGTGATCCGCGCGACGATTCCGCTCGGGGTGATCCCGACGGATGTGGACATCGTGCGTCTCGCTCGTCTGCTGCTCCCGTCGGTCCTGCAAGCCCGCCGCAGGTCATTTTTGCTCGCGCTTCAGGTGTACCGGGAGGAACGGTCGCGGCATACCGGGGAGCAGCCGGAGTCCGCGCCGGCGGTTGCTGAGTCTCACTATGACGAGCGGGCGCTGATCTCGGCTCTGGATCGCACGCTTCGTCCCCGCTCGGTCGACGGCGAGGGGGTGACGGATGACAACGTGGCCGCGGCGGGAATGGCGGTCGCCCGCCACGTCGAAATGGCGGGTCGGGAGGCGATGATCCGCTCGGTGGAACTGGACCGGCGGGCTCTGGCTTGGGCCCGGGTGCTCACGGGACGGGACAATTGCTCGTTCTGCGCCATGTTGGCATCCCGGGGCGCCGTGTACACGTCCGAGCGAGCGGCGATGTACCGCCGTGACGGGCGCCGCTACCACGACGGGTGCGACTGCCTGGTCGTCCCCATTTTTGACCGCCGGGATTGGCCCGGTCGAGAGCAGGCCGAGGATTTGTACCGATTCTGGCTCCGATCGACGCGGGGCAAATCCGGCAAGGATGCGATTAACGCATTCCGACGGGCCCTCGCAGAGGAGCGGCCCAGCCGTTTTGCCGCCACTCGCGCGGCGTAACAGGGGCCCCTGGCGGGCCACACGTGAGTACCCCAGGAGGGTGTGATGTCTGAAGGCGTCGAGACGCCTGCACACGACGCGACTCACCTCGCTGAGACCCCGGAGGTCTCTGACGAGGGTCGCGACGTTGACACCGCTGAGCGCGCGCAGGAGACGGACACACTGGCCACCTTGCGCAAGGTGCGTTCTGAGGCCGCGGGACTGAGGCGACGACTGCGGGAGCTCGAAGAGCAGCACCGCAAGATCCAGTCTCAGTATGAGGAGGCTGTAACCGCCGCCGATTCCGCGTCGAGGCAGTTGTCGAGGATTCGCGCGGCGATCAGTGCCGGAATCCCACTGGACCAGCTCGACTATGTCGCGGAGCGGCTTAAGGGCGACACAGACGACGAGCTCGCCGAAGATGCGCGGCGCATGGCAGCTCTGTTGGTCCCGTCCGGCCCGACTCGCGACGTTTCGCAGGGCCAGGGTAACACCGCGATGGCGCTTAACGGCAACGACCTGTTGGATGCTGTGATGCGCAAGCTCGGAATTTGAGCTTGCCGGCTGATGGGGTATAAATAATGGCTATTTCCGCTCCTGTTAAGACTTCCGATTTCTCCGGTTTTCTCACGCCGGAGATGGCGGAGCCGATTTTTGAGCAGGCGGCCCGTTTGTCCGCGGTGCAGCAGCTGGCTCGCCGGATCCCCATGGGTCCCACGGGCCGCGCTATTCCGGTCGTGACCGGAAAGGCTACGGCTAACTGGGTCGCAGAGGGTGGGCAGAAGCCCGCCAGCAACAGCTCGATGGAGCTGAAGACCATGGTGGGGCACAAGCTCGCGGCGATTTCCGTGGTTTCCGCGGAGGTTATCCGCGTCAACCCGGGGCAGTTTGTTGAGCAGACCCAGAATCACCTGGCCGAGTCTTTCGCACTTGCCTTCGACCGGGCGGCTCTCTACGGCCTGGATATGAACGGCTCCACCGGCCCGTTCGCGACGTACCTGGGCCAGACGTCCTACTCGGTTACCCTCGGCACCGCGACTCAGCAGAGCGGCGGCGTGTGGGCCGACCTCAATGAGGCGCTGCGGACTCTGGTCAACAGCGGCAGCAGGCTGACCGGGTGGCTTCTGGACGCCCGTGTCGAGCCGGAGCTCAACGCCGCGGTCGACACCACCGGTCGCCCCATTTTCGTGCTGCCCCCGCACGTGGACACGGCCGCTCCGGTGCGTCAGGCCACGCTGATGGGCCGGCCGGCGATGATCGCCGACACCGTCGGAGAGGAGATTCCGACCACGCCGGCTACCCCGTACGGGCTGGGCTTTGCCGGCGACTGGAGCCAGGTTGTGTGGGGTGTCGTGGGCGGCATCACCTACGACGTCTCTACCGAGGCCACGGTCACCATCAACGGCCAGCTGGTCTCGCTGTGGGAGCACAACTTGGTGGCAATTCGGGCGGAGGCCGAGTACGGGTTCCTGGTCAACGACCCGGACGCGTTTGTCCAGATCAACGGTCAGACTGCCGCGGAGGCGGAGGCGTAGTCGTGGACTGGAGGCGGGTCAATTCTGGCCCGCCTCTAGCGGGGAGGGAATCATGATTTTAATTGCGCCAACCGGGACACGTATCACGGTCCCGGACGATTACGGCCGGGGGCTCCTTCTCCGCGGTTATCGGCGTCCCGAGGATGTGGCGCAGGGTCAGGCCCGGAGGGCCACCGCTTCGAGGGGTTCGACTCGGTCTAGGAGGTCTTCGAGCCGTGGCGATAGCGGATCTAAGTGATGTTGAAGCCCGACTCGGGCGGCCGATGACCCCTGACGAGCGGGACACCGCGCTGGTGTACCTGGATGACGCGGAACTCATGCTCCGGTCTCGGATCCGGGACCTGCTTGACCGGGCTGCCGAGGATGACGACTACCGGGCTGCGGTCCGTTATGTCGAGGCGATGATGGTCGTACGCATCCTGCGAAACCCTTCGGGTTTTCGACGGGAGCAGGCTGGCGACTACTCGTACGACCGCGACACACGCGCCGCGGCGGGTTTTATGCTCGTTCTCCCTGATGAGTGGAGGCTGTTGGGTCGCCCGAGTGGCGCGTTCACCATCCGCCCGCAACTCTCGACTGGGTGCGCATGGGGGTGGCCGTGAGCCTGCTAGATCGGGGCCCCGAAACCGTCGAGATCTACCCGATTGTATGGGTGACGGATTCCGACGGGAACCTTGTGCAGCGTCCCGCAGACGAGCCGGTCACGGTGTCGGCGTGGGTTCAGCCCCTGTCGTCCGCCGAGCAAGTCATCAACGGGACGCGGGTGGTGACCACGTACCGGGTCATTACCCGATCCGCACCGGTCGACCCGTGGGCCCGGGTGATCTGGCGGGGCCAGGAGTGGAGCGTCCAAGGCGATCCGGAAATCCGCTACTACACCCCCACAACCTCGCACGTAACGGCGGTGATCCAGCGTGGCTAGAGTGGACCCCCGGGTCGGGGACATTTTCGCACACCTCCCCGGGGTGCGGCGCTACGTCCGGAAAACCACGCAGGACGTGGCGGAGCGAGCCCGGGCGATTTTGGCCCGCCGTCGGGACACAGGCGAGTCGCGCATCGAGGCCTCATTTGGGACCACGGACGGATTCGTGACCCTGCACGACCCCAACGGGGGCGCATTGGCGATCGAGTACGGTCACGTGGACCGGCGGACGGGTCGGTTCGTTCCCGGGGCCCGACCGCTCCGCGGCGCGATCGGATTGGGGTGATCATGGCTCCGCGCCTGCCATATGTCGACGGGATTGTCGCCAGCATCCTCCGCGACGCGCTCCCGGGTGTGACCGTCGAGACTCAGTACAACAACGGAATTTTCCGAACGCCGTACGTGTGGGTGGAGGTAGTCGGCGGCACGCCGCTGGACCCGGATCTGGCGGTGCGGGCCATCCTGGACGTCCGCTGTTTCACCGGGCCGGATAAGCGGGACGGTGCGGAATTGGCTGAGGACGTCCGCCGCGCGCTGTGGGACGGGCGCCACGTCGAGACCCCTGACGGGTATTTGGTTCACATCGCGACCGAGATCGGTCCGCGGCAAATCCCTGAGCCCGCGGCACCCGCGGATGTCGTGCGCTACGACGCCACCTATCGAGTTATTGCACGTAAGCGAGGCGATAATGGCTCTAACTGATTCGGCCGTGGTCGTTCCCGGCACCGGCCACATTTACATTGCCCCCGTCGCGACAGCCGTCCCGTCCGACCCGAGCGCGCCGGCGGACCCGTGGGTCGAAATCGGGCACACGTCCCGGGACGAAGGTCTGACCATCACCCGGTCCGGCGGCGATTCCGAGGTGCTCGGAAGCTGGCAGAACCCCTCCCTGCGCGAGCGTCGCGACCCGACGACGTGGGCGATCACATTCCAGCTGCTGCAGGTTGACGAGGTTAATTTCGAATTGTATTTCGGTCAGGCCGCGACACTGGCCGACGGCGAATTCGGGGTGAACGCGTCGGCGACTCCGACAGAGCACGCTCTGTATATCCGCATCGTCGACGGTGCGAACGAGGTCGGGCTGTACATCCCGCGCGCGTCAATTTTCGCGGACGACGATGTGACGGTTGACCCGGAGAATTTCCTGTCGTTCCCTGTGCGGGCGACGCTGTTGCAGAATTCGACCGACCCGATTATGACGTGGCTTGCTGACACGATCAGCGACCCGGCGGCGTGACGGAGGATCAGTGACCCAGAATCGTGTGTCCATCGATGACATTCGACGCGAAGTCGAGAGCCTTTTTGGCGACCTGATTATCGACCTGGGCGACGGGTCGTCTGTGCGTCTGCGTAACGGGCTTCGCCTGCCGGAGGACCGTCGCCGAACCCTCGAAGGTCTGCAGAAGCAGCTCGACAGTGTCGCGTCGGGTGACGACTTGAAGAAGACTCTTGTCGAGATTATTCGCACGGTTGCCGAGGACGGGCAGGCTGACAGGCTGTTGACTGTGTTTTCGGACCCGGCGTCCCTGTTGGCGATTGTGCGGCTGTATGGCACTCGCACGCAGTTGGGGGAAGCCTCGCGCTCTGCCGTCTGATCGACAAAGCGGGTGGCGCGGCGCTGATCGCGGATTTCCAGCGGTACTACGGGATCGACTTCCCGGCCGCCATATTCGAAGACCGGATCAGTCCGCGCCGCTTGCTGTGGTTGTGCTCCCAACTCCCCGAGGATTCCGCGACAGTCATCGCGCTCCGCGGCGGCGAGGAATGGCGGGGTTGGGGGACGGCAGAGCAGCTGTTGGCAACGCTGATCGACGCGGTCCAGTGGAATACGTACGCCACGATCGCGGTCAACTCGAAGAAGCCACCTCGGAAGCCCGCGCCGGTGCCGCGACCCGGTGACATGAAGCGCCGCGTGATGACGGTGTCGGACATTATCGCGGCGGAAAGGCGACGGCGTCATGGCGGGAACTAACGTCACGATTGCGTCCGCGGGCGTTCGGATCGTCCCCGACACCAAGGACGTCCTCAAGAATCTGCGCGCCGACCTGGAACGCATCGAACGGCAGGTCGAACTGCGCATCCCGGTGGTGCTCGACACCGTGGGTGTGGCGCAGGAGGCGCGCCGTGCCGTCTCGGTAATCGAGAGCTCGGTTGGCTCGGTTGACCTCGACACCGAGGTCGACTCGCGGGGGGCGTCGCGCGAGGTGAGCCGGTTGGTGCGCCGCTTGTCGGGCGAGACCATCCGCCTGGATGTCGACGTGCGCGGCGTAGGCGCACTGGCTCGAACCGGCGGGATCGCGATGCTCACCGGGGCCCTCGCGGGTGCCACGCAGCAGGTGGCTGCGCTGGTCGGAGCCCTCGGCCAGCTCTCGGGGGCCGTGGGACTACTCCCGGCGGCGGGCGCGGCAGGTGCGGCGGCAATCGGCACCCTCGTAGTGGGGATGCGGGGATTCGGCGACGCGTTGTCGTCGATGGACGACCCCGCGGCTTTTGCCGAGGCTCTCGAAAACCTGGCCCCGTCCGCGCAGGATGCGGCACGCTCGATCCAGGCGCTGGCCCCGGCGTTTCGCAGTTTGCGGCTGGACGTCCAGCAGCAGCTGTTCGCCGGGATGGGCGACGCAATTAACGCGGTCGGGTCGACGTACCTTCCGGTTCTCCGCTCGGGGATGACGGGGATCGCGTCCGAGATGAATTCCCTGGGGCGCGCATTCACCGCATTCGCGCTCGACGCGCAGACCGTCGCGGACACGGGCACCGTTTTTGACAACACCCGGGAGGCGCTGAGCCGGTTGACCGGCGCCGTGGGCCCCTTCATGGGCGCCCTGCGCGACGTTGGGACGGTCGGCTCGACATTCCTGCCGCAGTTGTCCGACGGGCTCGCGTCGGCGGCGACCCGGTTCGGCGATTTCGTCGCCCGAGCGCGAGAGACGGGCCAGCTCGCGGAGTGGATCCAAACCGGGATCGACGCTGCCCAGAATTTGGGTGGCACGCTGGTAAATGTCGGTTCGATTTTCGGCTCGATCTTCTCGGCCGCGAACGCTAACGGTACGAATCTACTCAGCGTGCTCAACTCGGCTACGGGTGCGGCGGCCGATTTTCTGCGATCAGCCGAGGGCAGCAGGGTCCTGCAAGACATTTTCGGCGGTTTGCAGGCTACCGCGTCGGGGCTCGGGCCGGTGTTCCGGGAGCTCGGCGCGGCCCTGTCGAGCTCGATTGGGCCGGCCATCGCTCAGTTGGGGCCCCAAATTGGCGACGCGTTCCGGGCTCTGGCCCCGGCGATCCAGCCACTGGGCCAGGCTCTCGCCGCACTGGCCCCCGTGGTGGGCACGATTGCTCAGGCTCTGGCGGGCGCATTAGCTTCCGCGGTTCAAGCCCTGGCCCCGGTTATCACCGCCATCGCACCGCCGCTGACCCAGATTGCCTCGATCCTGGGTCAGACTTTGGTGACGGCGATCAACGCCGCGGCTCCGCTGTTGACGTGGCTCGGGCAAATCGTCGGCCAGTTCCTGACGGCGGCAACCCCGATTATTCAGCAGCTGGCGGTCTCGATCGGGCAGTACCTCGCGCAGGCGTTCGCCGTGTGGACGCCTCTGCTGCAGGCGGTGATCCCGCCACTGATGCAGCTGCTACAGGCGATTCTCCCGCTGGTTCCGCCTATCCTGGACCTAGCGACGACCATTGCGAGCCTGCTGATCCCGGTAATTCAGGCACTCCTTCCTGTGGTGTCGGGCGTGATCTCCACGATTACGGGGGTCGTCTCGGGNGCNGTGGAGNNCATNCGCGGGTTGATCGACATCNTCGTCGGGGTGCTGACGGGCGACTGGTCCCGCGCGTGGGACGGCGCCAAGAGCGTGGTGTCGGGTGTGTGGAGCGCGATCAAGTCCGTCGTGTCGGGTGCTATCAGCGCGGTGAAGTCAGTGATTTCCACGGGCTTGAACGCCGTGGCCGGGTTTTTCCGGGACGCGTGGAACTCGGCGAAGGACGCGGTTTCGACCGGGATCACCAACATTGTGGGCTTCGTCCGCGAACTCCCGGGTAAAATCCTGTCTGCACTGGGCAATGTTGGCAACCTACTGGTCCAGTCCGGTAAATCGCTGATCGAGGGATTTATTTCCGGCATTCGGTCTATGATCAGTCGGGCAGTGGACGCCGCGAAGAACCTTTTGGGTTCTATCCGCAACCTGTTCCCCTTCTCGCCGGCCAAGGAGGGCCCGTTCTCGGGTCGCGGCTACACCACCCACTCGGGTAGGGCCCTGATTGAGGATTTCGCGGGGGGCATGATGTCCGCGGAACCCCTGGCCACTCGGGCGGCGAGCCGCGTGTTGGGNCGTGTCGCCGGTGTATTCGGGCCCNCGACNTTGAGCGGTGTTCCGGCTGCAGCGGCGAGCGGGACGGTCATCAACGTTTACGCCGCGCAGGACTGGTCGCCCGAGTCGGTGGCGTCCGCCATCGACCGGCGTCTGGCCATGATGAGGGGTGTGATGTGATGTGACGGGTGGATTCCCCTTGGCGCATCGGTGGCACCTCGACGGGCTCGTGATCAACGGCGACCCGGCCGTCAACGGCGGGTGGGAGCTCGCGGTCGACCCCGATGGGGTGGTCGGCTGGTCGGGCTCCCCCGCACCCCGCACGTCCCGGTACCCCCGGATCGGTGCTCACGGCGCCTACCGGGGACCGGGGTGGCGGTCGGAGCGCATCGTGTCGATGACCGGGTGGGGGTGGGCGCCGAACCCGCAAAGCCGCCTCGCACTGGAACAGCGGTTGGCAGCGTGGTTGTCCGACCCCTACCGGCTGTACCCGCTCCGCCGCGAGGATCTGCAGTCGGGCGAAAACCTGACGCTCTACGTCGAACTCGATGACCAAGTCCTAGTCACTCCAGTGGACGCGCAGCACGTGCGCTGGTCGATCCAGGTGGCCGCGCCCGACCCGGTCAAGTATGGGACTGAGCAGTCGGCGTCGACGGCGCTGCCCACACGCGGCACCGGCTTGAACTGGCAGCCCGGACTTGACTGGGAGCCCGGCCTCGATTGGGGTGAGCCGACGTCCCGGGGCGCGGTGACCGTTTCCAATCCCGGGACCGCGGACGTCTGGCCCCGGTTCCGGATCGACGGCCCGGTGATTTCACCGGAAATCGTCGTGGACGGGCGCTACCGGCTCCGGTACGCGGGCGTTGTGGATTGGGGTGAGTGGTTGGACATCGATTCGCACCCTGCGCGCCGTTCGGTGATTCTCAATGGGTCGGTTCCTCGCCGCCTCGATCGGGCCGAATGGCGGCCGATTCCCGCGGGCGGCAGCACGGACATCGCATTTTCTGCGGCGTCGTTGGGTAATCCGGAGGCGCTGTTGACGGTCTACTGGTCGCCCGGGTACTGGTGAGGACGATGCCTACCAATCAGATTTTTACGTCGACGTGGACTACCCCGAATCTGAGCAATACCGCGTACGATGGCCGCCGCCACGACCAGGCGTTTTTGATGCCGGGCGGTGGGATCGATTCTCGGGGTGGCGTGCTGCCCGGGCTGGTGGACGGCGGCACCAACAACGATCTGCGGGTCATCGCGTCGGGCACCGGTTTGGGGCTCTTGGTTTACCCGGGGTGGGTGGTGATCCCCCGTGGCGTACTCGCGCCGTATGTGTCCTACCTCGACACCACGGGTTCGCTGGAGCTCGATCCCGCGGACGGCGTCAACCCGCGGGTCGACCTGATCGTGGCGCGCCAGTACGACAAGGACGCAGGGGACCCCGGCACGGGCCCGGATCGTGCGGTGATCGAGGTCGTCACAGGTACCCCGGCTTCGATACCGGCCGCCCCGTATGGCGCGCTGCCCACGGACGGGTGGGTCCCGCTCGCCGAGGTCTACGTGGCCGCCGGCGCGACGGTCGTCACCAACGCCGACATCACGGACGTGCGCCGCAGCGCCAGCATCCGCCACGGGATCAGGCCACTGCTCACGGCCGACCCCACCAACGACCCGGGCGCGTATGACCGTGAGTACCGGCACCGAGTCGGGGCCCGAGGCCCAGAATTCTGGGAGGATTCGACATCCACGTGGCGCTCGCTGGCCCCGCCCGACGTGTTTCAGACGACCGCGGTCACGGCGCTGACGGGGCAGTCGGGCGTGGCGAGCATCGCCAGCATCACGATCCCCTCGCCCGGTTACCCCTACCGCCTACAGGTCAACGGGTCGGCAGAACTGGAAGCGGTCAACTGCCGCGCCGACTTGTTCGTCCGGGTCGGCAGCGCGACCGGAACCACAATCGCGCTGGGCGTCGGGCCCGAGGCTGGCGGCACCCCGGTGCTCCGGTGGACGCTGACACAGACTCGGGTGAGCGACGTGCTCACCGGGTCTCAGACGA